TTTTTTGCCAAAGATACAGCCCTTGAAAAATTTATTGAAGTAGTTGAAAAAACTGATGCCAAGTTTTTCTTAGCCAGTGATAGTCAGGAGATTAAAGATCTATTCAAGAAAAAGTTTCCAGATAAAATTGTAACTCTTGAGCATGACATCGTCCTCACATATAAGTGTGACACACTCAAGAACTACGAAGTTACGAAGGAGCAGAGGTATACATGTTACTTGGATTGGTTCTTGTTATCAAAATGTAAACAGCTATACATAACTGCGGGTAATCAGGATCTCACAGATTTATCAACTTTTGGTTATAGCGCAGGAGCTTATGGGAGATCAAACATTCACTTCGTCTTCAATTAATTCATATTCAAGAATATTTAGACGATGATCTGGGTCGTCGTTGAGAATGTACTTGACATTCCTGATTTCTACCCTCTTTCCGTACACTTCTTCAAACTTATCTTCAACCCGTTTCCTCTTTTCTTCAAACTCTTTGAAATCCTCAATGAGTTTATTGAAACCAACTTTGGGGAGATTATTGTAATTCTGAACATATGCAATCCAGTTTGACGACTTACGGGTTTCGTGATCTAATGTACTCACACGGACCAAATCCGATGTCTGATGGCAAAGAGGCATATTAAGTATTGGTTTTTTGTTTGCTGTCATGAACCCATGAATCACGATATCAACAGCTTCTTCAAAATTTAAATTATCCAGAAAGTTTTTTGCCGTATCCAAAGTCCACCACATACACTCACATCCACCATTGTTTGGAAGTTGATAAACTTCTTTCATTTTTGGTTTAAGATTAAAAAATGGTGATGTACCCAAGTTCATAAAACCAACATCTTGAATATGATCTGGAATACTCTCAAAGTATTTGACCCAATCTCTGTGAAATGTCACATCATCATCTATATGTAAGGCTGACTCAATATTTTCATCCACCATTTGCTTTAGCATAAAACATGTCTTCGTGATGTTACTTGTAAGCTTAGGTCCATATGGAAGATTATATTTGGCATTGAGCCACTCAACAAATGGATGATCGTGGTTATAATCCTCAATCCATCTCACATCCTTAATTGGAACCCTCTCTTTGAGATGTTCTTCAAGGAAAACCTTTCGTTCTGGAGACAGATTTGGACAGTGCCTAACAAACACAACTTCAGGGCAATTTCATTTATGTATAAGTGGAATAATTTCTATAAGTATAATAAATGTCCGACCTTACTGCAACTCAGAAGGCAAGTGCTATGTACAATAGGGCGAAAAACATCGCCTCTGGTAAAATTGATCTTGAAGTATCAGGTAAGACTGTGATGGGTATCCTCTTCCTCGGATTCATCTACATGATTATCTCATCAATTGGGATGAGCATCTATTCAAAGTGTGACGCTATGAAGGGACAACCAGTACAAGAAAACCTCAACAAGTATCTCGCCGCGACTCTCACCATTGCTCTCACCATTCCATTTACCCTCTTGGTGACCAAGTTTGTGAAGAATGAAGGTGCTGTATTTGCGCTCATCTACTCTATCATGGGTCTCGTTGGTAGCGCAGCCGCTCTCAACTGGGCTGTCAAATGTGAAAATGCCAAAAACAGTGACAAGACTTTCGCCGGTTTAACTACCGCACTCTATACAATGACTCTCTTTTTCTCTTTCTATCTGTTGCGACCAAAGAAGATTGTCGCGAATTATTAAATTGTGTAATTTTAGAGAATGAAACCAATTGTGTATAATATCTATATTCTCATGATGCTCTTGGCCTATGTGATGCGTAGGGCAGGAACATTTACAATGGAGGAAAAGGTGAAGATGTTGGAGTTTATCGGTTACATGGCACTCAATCCCAATAGGGTGGTAAACCCAAGCATGGCTAATCTACCATTCTTGAGTTCGGCTTCGGGTGTGAAAGACCAGTATTCTTCATTACCAAAGTCCCTGAGTGTTACCAGTGAAGCTACAGCCAATGTAGTCACAACACCTGTCGCTGCAGCTGTGTACATTGGATCCTCCGCTTGTTGAATAATATTTTCACCTGACATCATCCAGTCAAGAGAACCCCAAAGAAAGCCTTGCATGGCTGCGCGACCATTGACAACTTCCGCAAATCGCGCAGTCTTGAGAGCGCCACCGTCAAGGGCTCCCTTGGTTGGAATTTTTTTAGATACAGTCTTCTTACTAGAAGTAGTAGTTGGTTTTGGTGCAACTCTAGAACAAATAATAGAAGACATTTCTAATATGATGACGTCACTAAACTTTAAGTAAGACTGGCTAAAATCATACCAGTCATTACAAACATTGCAACTCGGCCATAATCACGAGTTGCATAGCGTTCAAAAGTCTCTTCAGGAACCTTGTTCGCAGTGTCCGCCATAGTATATATGACCATCGCGCTTGTAATTGCAGTGACAGCCGCTGTAGGTGGATAATACAGTTGATCAACGATATTCATCCCAAATAGTCCCCAATTTGTAGATCCCATGACCATACCGTACATGGCAACTCTACCATTGACAGCTTCTGCAAATTTTGGATAGTCCCTAATCTTTGCATGAGTTATACATCTTCTTGATCGCTTCTTTGGAAGCACCAATGTTGGTTGTCTTAAAGTTGATATCATTGTATCTTATCCTGATTTTTCTCGTTCTCTTTAACCAGGATCTTGTTAAGAAGGTACAGCTGGAGGACCAGACCGAGTGTCGTGTATGCCACTGTAAAATTCATTCCATACTTTCTGGACTGATATATAAGCCAAAGACAACTCGCAAGGAGACTCAACAGGACAGCATTCTTTGACTTTTCATCCATTTCATCTGATCTCACATAGTCTTGATACATTTGAATGAACCCAATACCAAATGCAATGGCAGCAACCGCATTATTCGCGTCCATTTTTAATCTATGTCAACATTATAAAAATGGATTTGATCTTGGAAAAGTTTTCAGGAAAAATTGACGCCAAGGGTGTCATCACTATGGTTGAAGATATTAAGCGGGAGTACTTGGGTGACTGGTCTCCAAAAGGAAGACATCCCACCAATTGTGGCGAAGTTGATGATCAATGCTGCCAAGTTTGACAAGTTGGAGGGTCCCCAAAAGAAGAAGTTGGTTGTTGCCATCCTCAACCATCTCATCGGCGAAATTGACGGTGATGCCGAACATGACAGTGAGTTTGAAATTGTCCTTAAGTCTATGGTCCCAGCCATGGTTGATGGTTTCGCAGGGTATGCTCAAGGCTAAGCAGGCTATTGGCAAACTCTTTAGCTGCTGTTTGAAGGGTAAGTAAGATAAGGATTTACGATGTTAATATTGTAGAATGAAATTTCCACCATTGGAAGTTATCATACAATACGGGCTATATACAGTGAAAGAGCTTGAAAGGTTTTCAAAGGGTCTCGTACCGAAGAAAAAGAACGTCATCATTCTTAACGAGTGTAATCGGTGTGCATTCGTCTACCCAGGTCCGACCTGTAATAATTGTTGTTTGTAATGGGTTATTACATAGTTGAAAGTTACATGTCAAAAAGGGACATAAAAACCCAAAGTAATTGTATATGCTGTGCGGAGAGGAGGCTCATTAAGACATTGTTTAGGGAGTGTCTCAAGAAAGGGAATAAACCACACCAGTTTCAGAGTTGGGTACATAGGAGATATGGAGAGCTTGTGGTTGAACGCAAGACCTGTTATGGCCACGGCAACTCACTTCCATGTGTTCTATGTAGGAAGGCTATTGAGAAGATTGGTCTAAAATGGAAAGCCCATGATGGGAGAAACTGGGTCCATAGTAAAAAAACTAAGTATTTACCACCGTCAATACCAACGAATAAACAAAGTAGACAATTAGGATTTAGGCGTGATAATAAGCCCGAGTGCTGACTCTAGATTGTTATGATTTCTCTTCAGGGGTTTGTTCCTCTTTAGTTTTAGAGCGTTGTTAGACGATGTTGCATTCTTTATTTCATCCATCTTTTTTGTGTTTGAAATAATGGGTATAACATTTTCCACAACCGGAGCTGTTTCTACAGGCTCCGGTTTAGTAACATCTTTTGTGAGGTTTTCTCTAAATTCCTCGATGGTCATGTCTCCACCAAACTCTTTCAACTTGAATCTATTTGGGGCACACTTGACAGATCCAATTTGATTGTACATCTTTCGTCGCATCATGATGATGTTTCCGCATACAATACCACCCTTCACATCACCAAATTTATCTATCGCGTGGGATTTTATACAACTCCATGAACAGTAGTTGCCAGCTGTGTAAAATTTACTTCTACGATCGTCGTAACGACAAGGCATAGTTAGGGGTTCACCCTCAAATGAGTGACAACACCACCAACACCAAGACATATAGTAATTTTTTATCTCCTCTTTAAGTTTAAATAAAATCTCATTAAATATCAATATGACTAAACGTCAAATGAGACTTGTTATTATTTCCGTAATTGTGATTGCTGTTCTAATTACCGTTATTTTTTTTAGGCGGCGTGAAAAATATAAACCAGGAGATACAATGTTCTTCAAATCAAAGCTACCAACTTCCGAAGAAGCGACCTTTATTCAACCAGGCGATATAGAAAATGGTAAAAAATATAGTACCCCAAATGGTGAATATTACTTTTTATTCCGAGATGACGGTGAACTTTTATGGGCTAAAAAGAATGATGAAATACTTTGGTCTCTTAATACCATGGGTGCGGGTAAAGATGCGAAAGCACGATTTCTCAAAAACGGGAATATTTGTGTGATGGGTGGTGCTATTTCGGAATGTAGCAATTCGGAGAATCCAGACGTACCTGAAGGGCAACACATTTTGATTCTTAGAAATGATGGTTATCTATATATAGATTATGGATTGGGAGATGTCGCGGAAACACGACAATTTTATCCTTTTGATTAAACGCTCATGGATATACCCATTCTTGGTGTGAGAGATGTAACTTTATGTCTTATCATAGCAGGTATTATAAGTAAATCACCGGGTCCTAATATATAAGTACCATGACCCTCAATTTCCCAACTCGTTTTACCTATACATTGCCAAAAAAATGTATGTTCCTCATCGTAATGCATATCAAAACTTTTTGCGCTATTTGTTATAGTCGCGTATGCATGAGCAATTGTACAATTTAATTTTTTTGTAGCTTTATTCACCTTTTCTATGAGAGTGCCCTCATTCAATACAAAAAATCCAGGTGGTCTCATAAGAACTTCATAATTGTACTTTATTGTGTAGTCATACAATTGAAAAAATTCATCCCATGTAACGGTGTTTCTGTTCCAATTTTTTATTAACTTGACACGATCAGCTTCTATATCACCTTGTATTTGATATCTGATATACAAGTAATATACAAATATCAATAACAGTATGATTATCATTATTAATTTATGGGAAATTATTTACGACGAGTTAACACAGAAAAAATTAACATTAAACATAAACAACACGAACTCACAGATGTGCCACCGGTGTATGTAAGATACCTAACATTCTTGTCTCTCCAACGAAATCTTTTTGGGAATCGTGTTATCGGAAGTTTGTTCCATGGATACTTATCAAAGGGTGGTTCTCTGTCATCCCCCGTGGATGATTCATCAATATCATCCCACCAGTTTGGTAATTCAGATGACGACATACCCACATTACATGCAAGAACTATTTCACTATTGGACATTGAACTAATATTTAGATCTTTTCCGCACATATTATAACTCCTTTTACAACTGTTTAGAGTTCCTTCTGGTACATAAACTCTGTTTGAGTCGTCACAAACTTTTGGTCTACATTTGGCATTTTCTCTCAATATATCATACCCATCCTTGAAAAAATCTTTATTTTTGTCTAAATTTTCTATAATCGTTTTACACCCCGCAGCATTTTGCATATTTTCGGGACTTGTATCACATACTTTGTTTGATATATTATAACACTTACACCAACCATTTTTGGGATATGTACGACAAAAATCTGTAGCGGTTTTGGAATATTTACCTTTAAGATATGTACTATTACATAAATCTGGTCTATTACGCATACGCGGTTCTTTATCGGTATCATTTTCTTTAGAGAGACAATATTTCATGGCTTTTGATCCATCCGTGTCATAGTTTTTACAAGTTTTGCCTTCTCCAACGGAACTTTCTAAATTGGCAAAGTCGCCACAAAACTCTGATACTAAATCTTTATATCCGAAATATGCTTTACAGTCAGTATTTGCGGATATTGCTATAATACTCTCGGATGTTAATGGAAATTTTTCACGGTTTGTACGATAGTCGTTACCATATTCCTTTTTCATTTCATTGTCAAGATCTTCACATTGGCCCATTGTATCTATTTATTCTTTAGATTTAATTTCATAAAAGTTGCCAGCCATACTTATCCTGGGTTCATTCGAGTGGTGCGTCTCAACATAGTGTAACATCCATGGTGGAAATATCATTATAGTTCCTTCTTCAATATTTGGTTTCATTGCAACTGAAAAATATGGATTTTTTCTTAATTTTTCACATTTTACACTAAACTGTGGTATAGGGTTTACAAATACAAAGCTCGCGTCTTTGTCTGGATCAAATTTTAAAAAACACACAAAACTAAAAAGTATATCTCTCTGTTCATTTACATGCCAGTGTAAGTCCTGGCTATGCCCCTTTTCATATTTATTTACCCAGATATCACGACAATCTGGACATTTTGGATTATTACACTCACTTGGAGACATTTTTATATCAATTTTAAGTTCCTCTAGGTATCTCTCTCCATGTAAACATAACTCATCAAATATCTCATCGTGTATGAAATTGATATCATTATCTCCAATCTCACTACTTCCATCTTTGGAAGAGACCAGACATTTAGCATTCCACCCATCAGACTTCGCTAACTTAACATCTTGTATATATCGTAAAAATTTCTCAGGATCTGAGAGTTTGTCCATATATACAGGAAATCCATATATCTCGGCTATCATATCTATACTTACTTAATAAACTTTAATACAGCGTCTAACTCGGCTTGGGTCATTTTCTTTTCTTCTGCGACAATTTCTATGCTTGGCCCAATGGTCTTTTCTTCTTCATACTGTTCTTTACTACGTTTTATCAACCATATAGAAACAATTACAATAGAAATGATCAAGAGAACCTGGTTCATTTTGACTTTCTTAAAGTTGATCTTCATTTATATTACTTACTGATATTTTATCTTCGTCTGAATCTACCAGACCCTCCTCCGCCAGACATAGTTATGAGTAATAGAAGTAATATACATATACAACACATACTACTTAATCCAACCCCACTAATTCCCAAGTACGTGTCAGAAGGTACATATGACTGTATTTTTTCGGGTAATAATGAACGAATTGCACCCGAATCACCCGAATCATTAATACGCGAGGGTATCCCAGCTGGTGAGCCAGATGTAGTCTTTGCTTGATCTTTTACAGTTTGGAATTGTATGTCACACCCCTGGAACGCACTAAGTTTGGCAGCTTCGTCAATTTTACCCACATCTATATTCAAAACCTGGTCGCAAATACCAATTTGATTTGCACATGACTGGGGTGCTGTTAGTGGAGCGTATACATCACCGGAACATATACCCGGAACAAGACAATCCGCACCACCTGAAAGCCCAGTTATACTCTGGAGAACGCCAACACTCGCATAAGAATCAGCAGCTGCAATTATTTCAGAACAGCCAGCCCAAGTTGGATTTTGTCTACATTGCTCAACGAAACCACTACCAGAAACATTAATACATTTACACCTTGGATCGGTTTTGTTTGTTTGACAATATTTTATACCTTCCCCTTTAGCAACAGCGTCACCAAGCTTCTTAACAATTTTTTTATAGCAAGTGTCTCCATTATTATCCACGACCTTTTGGAGGTTATTCGCATTTTCACAAAATCCCTGACCTTCTGTATCATACCCCCCTACACGAATACCAAATAGAAGTTGTTCATAAACACTACCCTTATTACCCATCGTGGAGTTTACATTTTTTTTGTTACCCGACATCTTCTTCAATTTAGTAGCATCTACACTATTGTAAGTGCATTCAAGTGCTGCATGAGCCCCCGATTGGAGATTTTCTTTATTGTTGATATGTCGTATCTTGTCAGCTCCATCACAAGGACTTCCAGCTTGCCCAGACGCATACTGAATCCGACGACTACAGATCCTTGTACATCTGGCTCTCGTTTGTTTACCTCGCCATGTTCTCGCTACTCTGGTTGAGTGATGTACCCATCCACCACAGTGGTTCTTGTAATCAACTGGACATCTTTCATTATGTTCGCCGTCTGAACCACCAATCCAAGCTTTAGCATAAGCTGTTGGCATCTTAAATGTACTGAATATTTTTTTTTCTCGTACCATTACAATATATAGACGATGGGTGGAGGTGGTTCTCAAACTATCAACCAAACTTTCAACATGTCTGCAATCAACAAAAGTATATTTAATCAAATCACAAAAAATACACAGACACTCGCTACATCCATGAATAATATCCAGAAGGCTAAAATCAATTTGGGTGTTATGAAAAGCGGGTGTACTGCTAATATTGGTCAGACAATTGACACCACAACTACATTGAGTGGTAAGATGGCACCACAAACTATAGCAGAGACGAAGGATGTAGTATCAGCGCAGATGCAGGCTTCGGCACAAGCAGCTATCGAGAAGGCTACTCAGGCTGGTAACTTCCAGTTCGGTGACAAGCAAAATGTCAACACAAATGTCACTATGGCCATAGAGAATGTTATTGAAAAGACATTTTCAACGGAAAATCTTAACGAAATTTATGGTGAAGTTGTAAATGCTCAAGATGGTGAAGTAAATGTCAAAGTATGTGACGGCGAGTTAAATTTCGATCAGAATATCGTCGCACAACTCACTGCTTCAGCCATAACCGAATCTTTAACTTCCGCGATTTCCGACAACGAGGTTTTAAGCTCACTTCACGCAGCTTCGTCTGGTAGTTCCAAGACTGAAAATAAGGGTTTCGCGGAGCTCATTGATTCTTTGTTTGCCGGTCTCACCGGTCCAATGAAGTATGCCATCATCGCCTCCGTTGTGTGCTGCTGCCTTCTTGTCCTCGTCATGATTGTCATCGGTCTCTCCCCAGCCGGTCAATCGGCCACAAAGAACTTAGGTGCCGCGGGTGCTTCTCGCCTCGGTGGTGCGCGCCGATTCTAAGTTAAAGATATAAAGATCCTTTAAATTAATGATTCTGAGTATTGATGTTGGTATTCGGAATTTAGCCATGTGCTTACTCAATGAAACAAATAACCTTGTGGAGGAATGGGATGTCTCCGGTGTCCCACCCGAACACAAAGATGGTATCTATGTCTCATTGAGAAAACACTTAGATGAGAGGCCTTGGGTCCTCACCGCCCAAACAATCCTCATTGAAAAGCAACCAGATCGCAACAAGAAGATGATCTCTGTAATGCACTTCCTCCACGCATACTTTATCATTAAGTGTCCACAAGCCGAAACAATTCTCTATGATGCGCGTCACAAGATTCCAGATGTTGCCGGACCTGGGAAGTCACAGTATCTCAAAAGAAAGAAGGTTGCAATTGAGAGATGTGAAGAGTTCATTCGCTCGGGGCCCACAAATGCTCACTGGTTGGATACCTTCCTCAAATCTAAAAAGAAAGATGACTTGGCCGATACCGTTATGCAAGCTCTCAGTTTTGTCAACCGAGTGGAAGTCAAGGCTGCCACCAAGAAACCCAAGAAGTCTACAAAGTTGGTGGCTCGCAAACCCAATGACAATCAAAAGAGGACAAAATATTCAAAGTCAAACTTGGCGTGGATTTACCTAAATGATGAGGAGCACATGAAAACAAAGAGGTTTATAAAGGATCTCAAGAGGTACTATCGTGATATTGATGACTTAGTTAAGGATTTGGGGGGAACTAAGAATTAGAACACAATGCAAAAAGATGTCTTGGACCATGGCTTTGTACGATTGGTTGATCACATGCCGCAACAAGATTTGGACACCTCAATCGTCCAAGCAGCGAGAGTTTCATATGGGGATGGAACAAAGACTTCCAGAGGAGACCGAGGACTCCTCCGATACCTGCTTCGCCACTGGCACACAACGCCTTTCGAAATGGTGGAATTCAAGTTTCACATCAAAATGCCCCTCTACATCGCCAGGCAACACTTCCGACATAGAACAGCCTCGGTTAATGAGCTGTCCGCCCGCTACTCCGTCGTACCGAAACAGTACTACAACCCAGGAGTTTTACGAGGTCAGTCTAAAGTAAATAACCAGGGGTCGGAGGGTGTCGTTGAGATTGATGAAGAAAAGACTCGTCAAATTGATGAGCACTTAGAACATTCTTTTGATTTATATGAGAACCTCTTGGAGACTGGGGTGTGTCGTGAGCAAGCACGAGGTAATCTTCCACAATGTACCTATACCGAATTCTATTGGAAGATCAATCTCCACAACTTGATGCACTACCTCCATCTTCGTATGGATGCGCACGCTCAGAAGGAGATTCGCGACTATGCGAATGCTATCTATGATCTCGTACAACCCCTGGTTCCAGTGACAATGGAAGCCTTTAGGGACTTTAGGGTCAACGCTATGCACCTCACGGGACCGGAAATTGAAGCCCTCGCCAATGGTACGCCAATTGAGAGCCCAGGGGAAAGGCGGGAGTTTGAGGAAAAGTTGAAGCGCTTGAACTTAAAAAATAAATGTCCTTAGAATGTAACAAACAAAGATGTTTTCAATTACAACTTCCACCACTTTTGCGGCGAATACCAAGCGTTTCAAGAAGTTTGGTAAGAAGATGAAGAAGCGCACAGGTGATGACGTGTCTAAGATCCGAGAAAAGTTGTCGGATATTAGTCGCGATGAACAACGACGCGTGAAGGAAATCTTCAAGGAGCATCAAGAATTCTTCAAGGGTTCTCAAAAGAAGGAAGAAGTCGCTATTGATTTTTACGAGAACTAAATGCAAACCATAGAGTACATAGAACAAAGCCCATCGCTAATGGTGTGTCGTCAAACTGATGCGCCATGAGGGCACTCACAATGCTATACTGCACCATGCGAATATCTTGTCTCGTTTTAGACATAGACCTTTTCATGGCTGCCTTGCTTCTTTCCAGACCCAAGACAGCTGTACTTATATTGCGTATTTTTGATGGCATCTCCGCTGTCTTCATGATTGCCTCTTGAATGTCTATAGATTCCACAAACTGTTGTTTGATCATTGGTTCCAGATATGTAAAGTAGTTAAACTCTGGATCTAATTTGAGACATATTCCCTCTATTATAGAGAATGATTTTGCCAAGTATATAAAACTTGATGGTACAGTGAATGGCTTTTCAGCCGCGAGTTGTAGTGCTACATCATCATTTACAAAATTGGAACCATCCAGGGTCTCCAAGTATCCGAGAACATTTTCAAAAAAGAGTTCTATATCGGAGAGCTCTGATGTCATGGGTACGATAACACCGAGAGCCACAAGAACTTGTACGATCCCCTTGGTATCCTTATTAATGATACAGTTGAAAAGTTGTTTGAACCCATTGCGTAGCTCCTCGGAGAGGTTTATGATGAGTCCAAAATCATAGAAAACTAACTTACCTTTGGGTGAAAACCCCAAGTTACCTGGATGTGGGTCCGCGTGAAAGAACCCTTTGTCCATCGTTTGGATGACATATGAGTTGATGAGGGCTTCACACACTTTCTTTTTGTTAAGATTGGGATCTGAAAGTTCTGTGAGTTTTTCAGATTCCACATATTCCATGACGATTGTGTCATCGGTACAAAATTCTTTATAAACTTTTGGAACTTTGATCCATTTTATATCCTTCAGATTCTTTCTGAATCTCATGGCATTCTCAATTTCTTGTGTGTAATCAGATTCACCCAAAAGATATTCAATAGATTCATTGAGAACAAACTCTGAACTATTTCCAGTATCAACCCCAATCTTCTCAAGGAAGCGGACAATTTCCCGCACATTGTCGGTATCGGTCTTCATAGTGTTGTAGATATTTGGTCTTTTCACTTTGACGATCACATCCTTCCCATTTTTCAACTTTGCCTTGTGAACTTGACCAATGCTCGCAGATTTAAATGGTACAGGGTCAAACTCGGTAAAGTATTCTAAATTTACAACATCTTTTACAACATCATAATCCACTGGAGGAACATTATCTTGGAGGGATTCCAACTCTCTTGTAAATTCGGGTGGGTACAGGTCTCCGCGTGTTGATACAATTTGCCCCAATTTTACAAATGTTGGTCCAAGATCCAAAAGTTGGTCCCTCGTCCACGCTCCCAGTTGCCCCTTATCTTTTACAAAAGTGTTTTTCCATACAAATTTGGCGGCAAACTTCCAGGTCTTCATCTTCTGTGACGGAGGGGTGCTTGCAGTGGTCTATGGGTCGCGACGCATAGCATCCTACTCTGTGAAGATATTTTAATTTTTAATCTTAGGTTACTTTAAATGAAAAAGTTCTCAAACTTCCTTGGACCACTTAGCACACCAACTGAAGCCGTCATCAAGGCGCAACCTGTCCTCTTCACCCTCATCATCTTGTACCAGGGTCTCTTCTCTGGTAACGCGATCAAGATTCCAAAGAATCTTAAGACCGCCTTCAACAGCAAGACTTTCCGTTTCTTCTCTGTCATGTTGATCGCCTTCAGTGCGACCCAAGACATTGAGTATGCTCTCATCTCCACAGTGATTTTCTTGACCGTCATGTATGCCCTCAAGACTCCAGAAGAACGAGAAGAGACTGGTTTGATTTAAAATTATATATCGGCTAAAAGTAGAATGAAAGTTCATATTGTTGGCGCAGGCCCAACGGGTATGTCTCTCGCATGGGAAATACTCAGATCAGGTGATCATGACATTACAATCTATGACAGAAAGACCTCTGCGGGTGGTTCTTGGTGGGAACCCTGAGGAGGGACCAAGAGATCTTCACGCACATAGAATAGTTTTTGATAAAGCGTTTGTCAATACCCAAAGTCTATTTGGTGAAATGGGGATCAATTGGAATGACATTTTTGAACCAGCTGAGAAGGATCTCTATAGTTTTATTTTGGATTCCCTAAAGTTGAAGGATTATGGCGCACTCACATCCCTTGCCACAAGGGTTCTCGCTCAACCACAAAAGTATAGAGGTGTATCCCTCAAGGAGGCCCTCGGGGAAATGACCGAGGGTGGTCAAACCGTGCTTGAACATCTTCCTCTCATCATGGACGGTGTCACATGGGATGTCATGTCAGCCTATGAGTTTGTCAAAAGTTTTGATCATGTGGCACTCTCAAAACAATATACCCAAAAGGTGTCTGGTAGAGTTATGTCAGACGGAATGCAGGAGGCTCTTGAAAAAGTGGGTGTGGAGTTTCAATTCGGCAAGGAGCTCAGGGAGGTTGAATATCTCCCCAATGGATTTAAAGCTGTATTTGGGGATGAAACACAAATTGAAGACGGAATGCTCTTTCTCTGCCTTGATAATAGTCCAGCTCTAAAGTTCCTTGGAGATAACTGGGGTCCAGATGCCGAGAAAAAGGTGAGGGAGAGTACATATGGATGTATAAATGTCCTCTTTGATTTTGATGAACCTGTGGAGTTGGCCGACGATCTAAAGATTGCAGCTACGACGAGACTGAACCTCCAACCCGTTGTTCTCGCAGATGGTCATACAGTCTCATGTGTTATATGTGATCTCACAGAGGAAATCCTCACAACACCACCCGAAGAGTTGAGGGTTCGGATCCTTGAGGAGTTGGATGTTCCTCTCCCCAAGCAAATCCGAATTGGTTGGGGTGCTGAATGGGATGGTGAGCGATGGCAGTTTTCCCAATCATCAGGGGTTCTCAGCCTCTATGGGCAACTTCCCTTCTTTGGGGAATGTCCAAGTGTCGCTATGTGTGGTATGATGTCACCTCGCAACACACCCTACTCAAGTATTGAGGCTGCGGTGGAGGTATCAAGGTCTCTCAGTCACATAGTATTTGGAACTCGGGAACCACTGGGGCCTCTCCTTCTCACACAAGTTATATCAGTGACACTTTTAGTGCTTATAGTTTTAATTCTCATTTATCGTAACAGAAACCAATGAAGTTTCTAACCACTGTACATACACCCATGTATGACCACAACGACAAAAAGTACATCCGTTTGGTCATTCCTGAAAACTGTGCTGAAATCGTCCGAAGAATGCACTCAAATAAAGATACACCATTTGATCCTCTCAATGGTCGTATTCTTACTGTAAAGGTTCCATTTAGATACAGGAGAGTGATGTGTAGGGTTGAAGGTCAACCTATACAATCTCTTGTAACTGGTGATGAAGTCTATGTCGAAATCGAGTTTAAGGGTTATTGGGCTACGAGTGGTTATTCTTGGGTACTTTCATCCTGTTCAGCATCTGGCGCAGCTTCTGGTACCTGAATTTCAGTAACACCGTTTTTTTTCATATCTTCAAAAGCCTGGAGTCTACCTTGAAGACGGAACAATTCCTGTGTTCCTTGCTCAATAATTAGTTGAAGCTCTTTGATCTTATCTTCTACGATAACAACTCGCATTATATCTATATAAAGTTACAAGTCTTTAATATTACAATGTTAACACGAACAGGGTACCTCGTGACTGAGGGACCAATCACCGAAATTAAAAAGGAGCTTACGGTAAGACCCCAAGTCAATGGGGACTATGGATTTCCTCCACCACCTTTCAAAGTTTTTAGAACAGCTAAGAATGGAGTGTGCGTTCCAAGATTCTACGGAGTTGGTAAGGTGGGAAAGCCCAAAGAGGATCGTCGCCCCGAACCAGCCCGCTCCCAAGCAAAATTCGTCGGTCAATTACGAGACGCAACCCATCAGAACGAGGCTCTTGCTGCAGCTATTAGCGCGGGCCATGGTGTTCTCTCGCTCCCATGCGGGTATGGCAAGACCACCGTATCCCTTGGCAATAGCGTGTAAATTGGGGTACCGAACGATGATTGTTGTACACAAACAGTTCTTAGCAGACCAGTGGAGAGAGCGGATTCAGCAATTCTGCCCGGGTGCTACGATAGGTATTGTTCAACAGGACAAGAAGGAGACAGATTGTGACTTTGTCATAGCTATGCTTCAGTCTCTCTCCCTCAAGGAATACTCCTTCAGCGACTTTGATTCTATAGGGACCCTCATAGTTGATGAAGCCCACCACATCTGTGCGAAGGTCTTCAGTCAGTCCCTCTTCAAGATGTGTCCCAAGCATATCTTTGGACTCTCGGCGACCCCAGAGAGAAAGGATGGTCTCACGAAGGTTCTTCATTGGTTTATGGGTCCCACATTCTTTGCGGTAGAGAGGAAGAACCAGGACCAAGTTGAAGTGTTTAACATTACATACGAATCATTCAACTATAGGAATCCACCACCCTCTACACGCTTCGGTAAAGTATCCATGCCAAACATGATTACAGAAGTTGTGGAAGACAGGAAGAGAAACCAAATGCTCGTGGAATTGATCAAGAAGGCTTCAGCTGGTACAAGACAACTTCTTGTTCTAAGTGACAGACGCTGGCACTGTGAGATGCTCCACCAATGTTTCCCCAAAAACTCGGGTCTCTACATGGGTGGAATGAAGGAGGCAGACCTTCAGGCTTCTTCCAAAAAGAAGATCATCTTCGCAACTTTCTCACAAGCCCACGAAGGCCTTGACATACCAACCCTAGATACAGTCATATTGGCGTCACCAAAGTCGGATATCACCCAAAGTATAGGTCGTATCATGAGAGAAACCAAGGGAAAGAAGAATAATCCACACATCTATGACATCCACGACCCATGGTCACTCTTCACAGCGATGTTTTACAAGAGAATGAAAGTGTATCGCCAGGGTGGTTTCAAGATACATGGTAAGGTTGCCGAGGAAGAGAAGAAGGACTTTCCTCAGGGAAAGCCGCTGTTTTTATAATCTAAATACTAATTAAATGTCTGGTGCATTGATTCAACTCGTCTCAAAAGGCGCGCAAGATATGTATATAAACAGTGAAGAGGGTCACTCATTCTTTCGTATGAAGTTTACGAGGCATACGAATTTTTCACAAGCCCCCAAACTGATTAAAACGGTTACCGATAAAGACCCCACATTCACGGTACCAGTTTTAGGAGATCTTATAAATTGTCTCTGGTTTGAAGGGCTTGATAAGAATTCCAATGTTTCGTCAAATCTTTTGTACAACTCAACAATTGATCTTTATATTGGGGGTCAAAAAATAGATTCTCAACACTATGACTATTACGCAGATATATGGCCAAATTATCTTGCTGATACATGGACGAAACAAGAAGAACTCACAAACAAAACAAGTACATCAAATAGAAACTTCCAACCACTTCACTTTTTCTTTTGTGATCACGGGGCATTTTTACCCCTTGTATCTCTTGCACATCATCAAGTTGAAGTGAGGATCAATTTTGACGAAACAAGCCTCGTCGGTTATGGTGCCTCACAGAAACGAATCAATGTATATGGGAACTATATCTACTTGGACAAGGAAGAGAGAGAATCTCTTGTGAAGAGGCAAATGGATTTTATAATTACACAGACACAAAAGGTTGAGTTCCCCCTCTCAAATGTTGTTGATAACGCGATTCAAACCACGGGTGGGTACAATGATTTAGATTTGAGTTCATTTAACCACCCCGTGAAGTCAATCTTCTTCGGTTATTCCGCAACAAATGTCGATCCAACAAATGATCGTTTTACTTTTAGAAATGCTGATATTCATGTCAATGGAACGCCACTTCTTGAAAATATGACACCAACTTACTTCCACACAGTTCAAAGTTATTACAAGTCAAAATATGGTAAAATTGACTTCCGAGTTGATTCAGAAGATCTTATGTACACGAGATATTTTGTGTATCATTTTGGTATGAACGCATCAGACTATAACCCATCGGGTACATGTAATTTCAGTAGACTTGACAATGCAAAACTCATACTTCGCGGAGTTGAGAAAGGTATCTTTAGGGCTCAAGATAATGAAATGTCAGTTATTGCTGTAAACTATAATGTCCTCAGGATCAAGGATGGTTTGGCTGGAATTTTATTCGGGAACTAAAGTATAAATGGGTAGAACCGCAAGATTCGAACAGATTTATGTGGCGAATCTGGACGCAGAACCTGTTGAAGAAGAAACTCTTACTGGAGTCAAGAGTATTTTGACAAGAGAAGTAGAAGCAAATGAACTCCTACTTGTTATAGATCCCGAATCCGGTGTGAAAGGTCGCCTCGGTATAGCAAATACAACACCATCAAAATCTATATCAGTAGCCGACAAACTCTACATCGATGAAGATGCTACACACGTAATTGACTTAAAATCATCTGGTCGTGCATCACGTTGGTTTGTTGACAATCAGATATCCATTGGTACAACGAACCCAACAAACGCGTTTCAAATTGATTCTGGTGGATCAACTAAAGTAGCCGTTGATTTATCTGGTCGTGATCTCATGACGGTGAATGGTAACTTAGTTGCGAGTAATCTAATTCTATCAGATAGATTTACAACATCTGGATCAAATCTTATTATTCAAGAAATAGATTCAAACGTTGTGACCGTTGCAGGTGGTATAAAAGGTTCAAATCTATATGCCGGTAGTAATGTTGGAATTTTTGACCAGGGTTCCAATGTTCTCATGTTACAAGGTAATGTATACCAAGACGGTGATCTAAACCTTGTGGGTAATATTGCAGTGACTGGTAATCTTATAGTTACGCAAGCTGCCACTTATATTGCTGCGCCAGATTTGCGTGTTAGTAATGCACTTATTCATCATGGTTTTGGTAATTCTATTTTATCTAAAGAGACTGGTTTATTAATGACACCCGGTAATGTCTATTCAAATGTAGCTATGGCGTTTGTGGGTGGAGCTCGTGGTCGTGAGATGGCATTTTTCCAAACCGATGATTTTGCGGGACAACAATTTAATGAAATAACCATAGACGATACAAAGTTGGTAAATGTTCATGTGTATGGTGACATTTACACATCAAATAATATTGGTGCAAATAATACATTCCCTACACACGATCTTTGTGTTGGGTCAAATGTCTTTATTGACGACACAGATTCCAATGTTATATATGCACATGGAAATGTATTTGCACAAGGTCTTATACTTGGACCAAATGGATTGAGAGTTGGAAACTTGTTGACTATGATACCCGGTGCCGAAGCACCTGTCCTCATTAGTAGTAATATTCAGATGAACTCTTTCCGTACAACTGGTACGGCTCCATCAGGTATTTCAAACCTATCACCTACGGATACACTCTCCGTGGGCGCCAAAATATTTGCTAATACAAGTGCAATAAACAGTTTACGCATCCTTGGCAACACCGCAACAACAAATCTCACAACTGAAATGGTTTTTTCAAGTTCAAACCTCGTTGTTCACGCAGATAGATTCGGTGGCGACAGTACATCAAATGTACTTGTGCTTAAATCCGGTCCAACTGCCTCAAATGTGAGCTCCATAGAAGTATATGGTGCGAGTACAACAGCTACACAACAAAAAATTACTATGAAGACAAAGAATACTGAAAGAATCCGAATCACTTCGGATGGTAAAGTGGGTATATCAAATACAGGTCCAACGGAGAGACTTACAGTGTCGGGTAATATCTATGTGATTGGGAGTAACACCATTTCAACTGGTAACATATGGGGATCTACGGGTAATATCGCGATGCGCGCGTATACGAGTGTTCCCAATGGGGAAACGCGGGTTGAAAATATAGTTGGGGCTGGAAAAGGTCTCAAGTTTTTCGCGAGTACCACACCCACAATGGGTACACCCAAATTGACTCTCTTGGAATCAAGTAATGTGGGTATAAATGTAGCGTCACCAGTGGGTAGACTCCACACTTCCGGTGGAACTGTGTTTCTCAATGATCAACCAACATACAGAAATGGGTACAGCCACCTGAACTCTTCCCTTGTTGTAACAAACACTCAACCAATTGTGGATACCACTGACCTTGGTACAGTGTTGCACTTGGCTCGTGAAGGAAATGCGACACGCCATGGTGTGCGAGCCAGTTTCAAATTGGGTAAGCATGACAACGCATCTGGGAAATCCAAAACAAAGATGGATATATATCTGGCGGATGAAGACTATACAGATGAAGTAGATGTTTTGACTCTTCAAAGTGAAGGGCGTGTGGGTATCGGTACTACACAACCCACAGCACATTTGGAGGTATATTCTACGGGTACAGCAAACCCCTTAACAAATGGTATCCTCGTACACAATCACGAGTCCCCATCAGGTGATGCGATAATCGCTATGCAGACCGATATCAATGAAGGTAACGCGTTTACATCTTACATTCAAACCGATGCGGATGTGGATCCTACGGGTTGGGCGGTGGGTGTATCCGGTTCCAATGACTTCCGAATTACACAAAACCCCGATAAGGTTTATGACGCGGCTGCTATAGGTGTATTCATAGACGGGACATCTCGCGATGTGGGTATAGGTACAGATGTACCAAGGGGCGCTCTTGAAGTCAATGGTAATGTTGTGATTGGTCAGGAACTCACATTTAGCGGTCTTGTGGGTGATGAATTTGGTAATACTCGTATTATTGAAAGACGTTACACCGCTGCTCAACCTAGAAATGAATTGGTTTTATTTAAGGGTAATAATAGCGGTTCAGTTGATCAAGGACCCGACAGAATTAGACATATAGCGGCTGAACATGTATTTCAAACATATAATAGTTCCGGTGACAACTTCTATGGTGATAATGAACTTTTGGATACAATGGATAATCAAACAAATGTACCTATAACCGTTACAGATCTAGGAAACCCTGGTATAGTTGTAATCGGAGGTAATAGAGATACGGCCAAGAATAGAGAATCTGGTACTAGATTAGTTGTCAATGGTGATATTGAGTTCGATGGTGGTGGTTCGTTCAAATTATCGGGCTTGGAGTTTTCTACCTCAGATTTGGGTTATAATATCATCAGAAGCGTGCGAGATGGTGCCACACGCCGCCCGCTTACATTCGTTCATGAACTTACGAGTATTATTGACTCGGAGTTTGCACGATTTGATGAAGACGGTAGATTTGCGTTGGGTACAGATTCACCAACCTCCAATATACATGTGTATGATACAACACCAGATAATATCGATTTATTAAGACTTCAAAGTACCGGTATAAATAAACAAACTGGTGCACTTTTGTACACGAATGACGGAGAAGGTGGATTCTTGAGAGGATTCAGTAATACCACCAATAAAACAACGGGTCTTGCTTTAGGTGTATCCAATAATAGCACAATTATAAATAACCTTAATCTCATTCACACGAGTAATGTTGGTGTAGGAACGCCAACACCAGCTCGGCAATTCCATGTTGTTGATCACAGAAATCCACTTCTTGGTACTACGGGTGTTATGAGAGTGGAGAGTAAATTATCTAATGCGAGTGTAGAGTTTACCACCTCGAGTGGAACTTCCAATATTTACGCAGATACAACTGGTAATGTATACATAGAACCATCTTCAATTAATAAACCCACAACGTTTTTACGAAGTACTCTTGATGTGGAAGGTGATTTGTTAGTTGGTGGAAATATTGATTTCTCACAAATTGCTGTAAATTTGGGTGGTGAGGCTGCTGCTACAGATATTGAAACGGGTGGTGGGATTATAACAAGTTCTAACCAGGTTTCTCGTAAGACATATGCACACACATTTAGTGTGGGAGCGGGTGATGCTAAAGATATTCAAATATTGTTTGATAAAGGTGCATTTTTTGCAAAAATTGTCGCCATGTTGAGGAGAACAGATAATTCCACTGTAGAAGATTTGAGTACAATGATTCTTGAAGTTCATGGTGGCACAGGGAATGCATCTAATCCAAGTTTAGATGTAGCCGTGGGTACCAAAAATGTTTTTGGTGGTACAAATAGTTATCCATGGAGTTCAACTGTGACAACCGGTCAAAGAGGTATAAGTATAGTTCCATATAATATTGATGTGACTAGGGTATACAGTTACGACATTTCCATAGAACTCATGTCTTCGTGTGGTGGAAAAGTTACAAAGGTCACAAGAAATCTCACACTTCCAGGAAACTTGGACAATGGTTTAGGTGGTCAAGCGGAAATTACAACATTCACATATTAAATTAATTTTACCTAATGGGGAGTAAAGATCCCAAAAGTAGAATTAATAACAATTTACGCCCTGATGGAGTCAGAGACGGCAAGGAATAAAACGCCGACAATGAAAGCCATGACGACGTAATTACATTCAGTTTCCTCGAGGCCAGCCAAAGGTTTGCTTTCAACCTTTGGACTAACAACAGGTTGCTGTTGTCTGGCAGGAGGTTCGAGTTCCTCCAAAGGACAGTAGCCTATCATTTATACTGTACTTAGAGATTAATTTCGGTCTTCTTCTTTTTGCGTCCTCGCTTAGACTTGCTGGACTCAACATTCACTTCCTTCACTTCACCACCCGTGGATTCTCCTGAAATGGAAACAATGTCGGACACATCATCATCATCTTGTTCAGTGACTGGGATTGGAGTTGTATTCATTGGTGGTGGGGGTGGCATCATAACACCACCCATGAGACTTGAGATGTCAATACCTGGACCTTGCATCTCATACTGACCAGTGCCACCCACTGGAGCCGCATCAGCTGGTCCAGATGGTGCGCGGGTTGTGTTTTGAACGGCAGACATCATATTCTTGACAAGGTCTGGGTTTTGCTTGAGAACATCATTCATATTGGGGAGAGCACTCTTGAACATACTGTTTGTCAAGTGGAACATCATCGCTGAACCACCCAACATCATAATGAGTTTGACCTCGGGGGCAACATTGACCTTGCTTCTGTACTTGACATACAACTCTTCAAAGACTCCGTCATAGTCATCTACGTTCTCCATGACAGACTCCGACCAACCCTCAAGTTGGATCTCAAAGGGGTTATATCTTTTGTTCAGGAACTCCAAGCCTGTAACACAGGCTACCAACATACGCCGAGAGAAGCGAATAGATTGTTCAACATCAATACTGTAGGTAATCCGCTTGACTTCTGTACGGAGGTCTTCAACGCTTGAGTACACATTGAGTCTTTTGTTGACAGCAAAACCTTTCTTCTCAAGACGACCCAATTTATTAACAAGATCACTTTTTTCTTCATCTACAGAGCTGTAGCCTTTAGATGGTTGTTCTTGTTGCATACCCATTTCTGGACCATCTTCGGCATCGTCAAAAAACATTGGTTCATCTTCACCATAGTCAATTTCTTCATCTTGTTGTTGTGGTGGTGGGGCTGTTTGCTTGGTTGGATTCACGAAAGCATCCATGGCTTCTTGTTGTTGTGGTGGTGGTGGGGGGCGGTACGCTTGCTGTTGTGGTGGACGACGCACAGGCTGAGGACGCGAAGTTGAAATCTCAATTTCATCCATCAGGGCCTGTTCATCGGCGTCCAGTTTCATCACAGTAGCACTCCCACGATCTAAGACAATTTCTTCAGCCATCTACTCTCTAATAGGAAACTATTCAATAACCTTTAACGCACTTTAGAAAAAATATATATGTACATTATAAATGCTCAACCTTAACCGTGCTAACCGAAATGCCATCATGTCCATTGTTGCCTTGATCGCTCTGATCTTTGTGCTCGGTATGTTGAAAAACACCAGCAAGTACCAACCCAGACCAATCACCATTAAGGCGATCAATGAAGAGTCCATCTTTGACTTGGAACACCGCCTTGAATGCGCCCCCGGTCACACCAGTGAGGGGAGCACCTACACAAAGAGTCTCACACCAGGTGGTGTCTGTGGCTCCTGAAAAGCTTGTCGCGGAACAAGCGGGCTATGAGATTGAGGACGGAATCGGTGGATCTTTAATCTAAGCTAATACTAAATGGCTTTGGTTACCTCGCCCCAGACTATTCCAGATCTTGACTATGAGTATCACACCATAACCGTTGACACGATTGGACAAGACAGTGCGAACACTTTTACTTGCCACCTTCAGCAACCCCTAAAAAATGTGGTTCAGGCGAGACTCCTTGCGGCTCACATTCATTCAACCGATGCGACCGAACATTGCTATGTCTCAGTTGAAGAATTGGATTCCATTTTCAATGACAGAGCTTCAAATGTTTTGACTGGTCAGGGACACTTGAGTATGCTCCGAAGTTCTTTTGCGAGTCTCATAAGTGAAAGCACTACACACGGTGGAAGTAATTCACTCATCACTTTCAAAGACAACTATCCAATCGCGACACAATATGTCAACCCAATCAGGCGTATTGATCGCCTCGCTGTGACCATCAGAGATCAAGATGGTAATACAATTAAAAATTCCACAGATGCAGGTGAAAACTTCTTAGTTTTTAGATTTGTGTGTAGAAAACCAAACTTGTAATTTTCTCCCTTTAAAGTAGTAATAACATGTCTTCGGGTATTGTTCAACTTGTAGCAATTGGTGCTCAGGATGAGTACATTATGGGCAACCCAGAGATATCGTTTTTTAGTTCAACCTTTAAACGACACTCTAATTTTTCACAATCCGTTGAAAAGCAAACTATACGCGGAGATGTGAAAAATAATTCAATGTCAAGTGTTCAAATTGAGAAATCGGGTGATATGCTCGGATATATCTATTTGACGATCGATGATACAACAGAAGCTAAAGATACCTCGCGATGGGATTTACTCATTGATAAAATTGAGTTGCTCATTGGTGGTTCTGTGATTGATACACAAGATTCAGTGTTTACAGAAAAGATTGCGATTGATACATTTGCACAAAATGTTTCACGAAGTGCTATCGGTACACACCCAGGTGTCCACTGCGCGTTCCTATTTTTACCCCCTTCGTTTCTTCTTTTGTGAAGGACCACAGTGTGCACTCCCACTCGTTGCGCTCAACTATCATAATGTGGAGTTACGCATTCACTGGGGTTCCCAAGCAGCAAACTACAATTTTGAAATGTATGCCAACTACTACTATCTTGACAATGAAGAACGCGGCAATATTGCGACGCGTACACACGACCTTCTCATCACCCAGGTGCAGAAAAATATTCCAAGTGGTGAAACTGTTCAAGATCTCATCTTTAACCACCCAGTGAAGTACTTGGCATCTTCAGACACCACAACAGATGGCGCTCTCACATCACCAACAAACAAAGTCAAGTTGAGTATAAATGGTGTTGAACTTGGAAACTACCGATGGGGTAAGCCACACTATATTGATGTGATGAACTATTATCACACAAACTTTGTGACTTCTCCAGACTTTTTCCTTTATTGTTTTTGTCTCATGACAAGTTCTCTCCAACCAACGGGGACCCTCAATTTCAGTCGCATTGAGTCAGCCAAGATTATGAGTGAGGGGACAGTCATAAATGACCCAATTTACGCCGTCAACTACAACATACTTCGTATACAAAATGGGATGGCTGGTCTTCTTTACGCAAATTAATTTGCCTCCCTATATTAAATGGTTAAGAATATACCTGCTATAGAAAGATCTACGGAGATCAGGTTTGGTAAGCATGTACCCGACTCAACGGATCAGGCGGATAATACCATTGTCTTCAACGCAAGTAATGTCTTGGTTCCAACCCCATACAGTAATGCGGTGTATTTGTCACCTATCAGGAACAGACCCGATTTTACACCCCCCGAAGTTGTACTTTTGATGTATGATCGCAACACCAAGGAGATTACAGAATCCGGGGAATCTGCGAATAATCTCGTCGGTGGCGCAACACTGGCCCTTGCGGTAGATCGTGCAAATGTGACATCAAATACTATTATATTTACAGGTGGTGGTCATGATGACAACAATGTTGCTTTTGTCTCAGATTCAAATGTCGGTATTTCAAATCTTTTGCCACAACACACTGTGAGCGTTGGTTCAAACCTTTACATTGATGAGTTTGGTTCAAATGTTCTTGTCGTTTCTGGAAATGTCGCAGTTTTGCGTGATATGGTGATTGACGGTAATCTTAGGGTCAATGGTGATACAACTGTAATCTACGCGGAGAATACAGCAATTAAAGATGCTTTTATTGAACTTGGTCAAAATAACACTTCCGAAGATACAACCCTTGATTTGGGTGTACTTATGCATAGACCCGATGCGTTGTCAAATGTGGTTATTGGGTACCGTGAAGAGTCGGATGAATTCGCAATCGGTTATACGGATGCCAAACCAACCGATAAGATATTTACACCAAAAACAGATGAAGATATTAATGTACATGTCTATGGTCTTACTCATGTGGATGCTAACATTTATGCACACGAAGATCTTGTTGTTGACGGGAATGTATATGTGTCCCAAAATGTCTCCGTGACCGAAGAATTGACGGTCAGCGGTAATGTCTACGCCGATAAGGATCTTGAAGTTGTTGGGAACACTTATGTAGATGGAAATGTTGTGGCCTCGCAAGATTTCACTTTATCCGGTAACGCCTATGTCTCTGGGAATATAGTTGCCTCACAGGATCTCACTTTATCCGGCAACACCTATATCTCTGGGAATATAGTCGCCTCGCAAGATCTCACAATGTCTGGTAATGCATATGTCACGGGGAATATAGTCGCCTCACAGGATCTCACTTTATCCGGCAACACTTATATCTCTGGGAATATAGTCGCCTCACAAGATCTCACAATGTCTGGTAATGCATATGTCTCGGGGAATGTCTCTGTGACCGAAGAATTGACGGTCTCTGGGAATGTCTATGCCGATAAGGATTTGGAGGTGGTGGGTAATGTCTTCGTGGATGGAAATGTAGTGGCGTACCAAGACATCCTTGTAACCGGGAATGTTTATGTCTCCACAAATGTCTCTGTGACCGAAGAATTGACAGTCTCTGGAAATGTCTACGCCGATAAGGATTTGGAGGTCGTGGGTAATGTA